TCGGTGCCCATCTTGTTGGCGTTGTCCGACATATCAGTCAGGGCCATGTTGGCAACCTCGGCGGCTGTTGCGGTATCGCCGCCCAGGCCCTGCAGCAGGCTGGCCGAAAACCCGGTCACGGTTTCCATGTAGTCGTTGGCCGAAAGTCCCGCCGTCTGCCATGCGTTCTGCGCATAAGCCTTGACGGTATCGGCGTTATCCTTGAACAGGGTTTCCACACCGCCCAGGCTCTGCTCCAGCGCACCGCCCTCCGTCAGGGTATCGGTCAGGGCCTTACCCAGGGCAGCGGTTGCCAGAACACCTTTCAGGGTGCTGACAAGGAGGCCGCCCAAAGATGCGCCGGATTTTTCACCGGCGCTTTCGGCTTCCGGTTCCAGCACTTTTGCAAGGTTGCCGGTAATGCCTTCGGCAGAGGGAATGATCCCCACATAGGCTTTTGCAAGTTCGGTTGCCATCAGTTCACCTTCCCGTTGTTTTTGCGCCAGGCCGCATCAAACGCAGCGCCGCTGGCAAAGGATTGTACCTTATTTGGCAGCGATGCTCTGCCGGTCATGGCATCCATAACAGGGGTTGGCAGGCTGCCAGCCCCAAATCCGCTGCACAGGGCAGTTAGGCGGTCAACGGCAGCCCCCAGCAGAAGGGTGCTGGTATCGGTCTTTACGCCAGACTGTTTTTTGCAGATGCGGGAATCTTCACGCAGGCCCGCTGCCAGGGTGGCCAGCAGGGGCAGCGCAACGGTACGGTAATGCAGGATCCGGTAGGTCTCGGCCAGGTCACAAATCAATTCATCCTCGCCGTCTGCAATCATTCCGGCGAGGATGAGGAGTTTTTTCCTTCTTGGTTTGCATTGAAGATATCGCTCAGTTCGGCAATCACGGCTTCAATCGGCACCGTGCCGTCAGCAGCGCGCAGATGGTCGTACAGGGCTTTTTTCTGCGGCTTGTCAAGCAGCAGATCCAGCGCGGTGGGCAGCTCGTTCAGGTTGCCGTGGTCCACGGCAGCCAGAGCATCTACCAGCTCCATATTGCGGCAGCGGGCATCCGGAATTTCAAATGCAAAGCCGGATCGGGTTGTGCCTTTCAGCATGGTCAGGCCTCCTTGATGTATTCATAGTGGGTGTTGCCGCTAGTGTCCGGAACGGCGGCCAGGGTAATGCCATAGCCCAGGGCCTTGCTGTCCGAATAAACGATATCTTCCATTTCGGAAATACCGGCATCGGGGATGACAATGCGTTTGTTGGCATTGTTGACGATGGTATCCACCACCCATGCGCTGTTGGGAATCTCACGGCTGCTGGCTTTGACGGTCAGCCCGGCTGCGATAGTACCAGAAACATTGTCCGAACCATAGGAAGATTTGAGAACTTCCTCGTTCAGCGCTTCGATCAGGGTAAACTTGAAGGTATCCGGCTTTTCTTTCTGGATGGTTTTAACGGTATCTCCGCCCCAGGCTTTGACCTGTTCGGTTTTGGGGGAGTTGGAGTTTGTCAGGCCGTCATCACTGATGTAGCCCAATGACTTAAACGCTTCGTTCAGCTCTGCATCGGTAGATGTGGGCAGCGCAGTGCCCAGCGGCGCACGGTACACGGCACCGCCGGCTGCAGGCTTTGCCACGCCGACTAAGGTGGCATTCTGCATAGAGGATCTCCTTTCAAATTGTGCCATGCACAACGCGGTACACTGCCTGATAGCGGTAGCGGTGCGTGGCGGTATCGGTAAAGTTATAGTCGTTTTCCAGGCGGGCCGAACCAATGCCCTGCCGGGCAGGCAGGGCATCCATGGCGGCTTTGGCATCAATGGGATGTGCAGTGGGATTGTTGCAGGGGTGATGGCGCTTGGGCTTTTGTGCGAGGAGGAGGAGTTGAAG